AAATACCCCATTTTTTGTAGAAGATGATGAAAAATAAGATGGACAAACAAGACTTTCAAATCTACATAACCAACGCTAAAAAAGACATGGGCTGGAAATGGTACTGGTATGGATTCACTGGATGGATCAGCGACCACACCATGCTGATACAAGACGTATGGTGGTGGATGACAGACGGAGTAGCTTACTGGGATGATGTTGTAGCGTGTGATCGTAAGTTGTGCGCTCACTGTGGGAATAAACCGTTTGGTAAATAATATAGACAAGCACCGCCATGCTATAATACACAGGTGAAAGACGAAGTACACAACCCCTTTCCTAAAGGGAAATACGATGAGAAGTTGATGGCTATGGCTATCGATATCTTGCAGAACGGGACGCGAGAGGATATGTATACCCTCTTTTCATTTTCTAGCGAGACGGACACAACACGCTATATACACTGGAAGTTTGAAATCTTCAGTAAGTTCATGTTCAACCGGTACTTTAAGTCACCGGAGGCCAAATTCCATGACCAGTTTATCGATAATATGATTGATAGCTACTATGGGCGCACCAAGTATCTCAACTTGGGCTTTCGTGGTTGTGCCAAGACATCGTTCACTAAGCTGTTTATCGCCTTTGTTATATTGAACGACCGGGATCTATCTCGGAAGTACATTAAGATTCTGACCCGAAACCTCGGTAACGCTAAGCAGATCGTTACGGACGTGTATAACATGTGTGTGGAGATGCGCGCTATATACGGTGACATCTTTATGAAGGATGACGCTAAGAAGCGTGAGGAGACGATGGGTAGTTTTACTACACGCGACGGTAGGAAGTTGCTTGCCGGTACCATTGGGCAGACACAGCGTGGTCACATTCAGGATGCCAACCGTCCTGACTGGATTATCTTCGACGATGTGGAGGATAGGGAGTCTATTGCATCCCTGACTACTACGGAGGCAACTATCTTTCGGATTGATGAGGCCATTAGTTCTTTGTCTGCTGACGGTAACTATATGTGCAACGGTAACTACATTAGCGACGAGGGGGTTATCCAGTGGTTTTTAAACAAGTCGGACATGGTTATCGACAAAATACCTATTATGGACGAGGATGGCGAACCGACATGGCCTGAGCGATACAACAAAGAGAAGATTGAATCTATCAAGTCTGACGCTGAGGATTTCTACGGCGAGTACATGTGCGACCCGTCACGGGCCGATACAGCCTTCTTTGACCGTACACTAGTCGACAGGGACATCGCAGCGGCCACACAGCCCCACTCAGAGAGCGCAGGGGTGAAATACTGGGGAAAGTACCAACCACACCATAAATACGGTATAGGGGCTGATACAAGCGAAGGGATAGGTCGCGACGCGAACACACTCGCTCTATATGACTTTGGGACATTTGACGACGACGTAGCTGTTTTGATAGCAACGTACTTTAATAACCGTATTCCACCTGACTTGTTTGGTAATGAGTTGGTGCGAGTAGGAGCTGAGTACGGTAATTGTATTATCGGGCCAGAAGCCAACAACACTGGGCACGCTACGCTCGCTGCAATGCGCGGGTATCCCAACATATATACGCAGGTGAATGAGGGGAGTCGGACCGTTAAGCGTACTGAGAAGCTAGGATGGACAACTACTAGGAAGTCTAAGCCTTTAATGTTCTTCGAGTTCCGTAAGGACTACAACGACGGGAAGATTAAGATTTATGACAAGAACTTGCTGAAGGAAATGCGGTCATATACTACTATGGACATGACAGATACGAAGGTTGGTATGGTGACAAGACACTTCGATTTACTTCTGGCTGCAACTATCGGATGGCAGATGCGTAAACAGGCGCGATTCACCGAACAGTACGAGGAAATCGAGGAGGAAGAGTTGTTATTTCCAGAAATCGGTATCTAACCATGGTATAATTTACTCATATTAGATCAATTTGTTTAGTGGCGGGTCCCACTTATGGCAAAAACTATTAAAAAAGAGACGCGAGATAAGATTGTAGTGCAGGCATTGGAAGAAATCCAGCACGCACGGCGATATAAGCAGGGGCGAATCGCGTCCTGGCAACTCAACGAATCACTTTACTACGGTAAGAAGGTAAAAAGCAATGAATCACGAGCAAACGTGGACTTGGGACAGATGCAAGAGCATGTGCATACTTTGTTGAGTAAGATTGATTCTCCACTGACGTTTAAGTTTATGAAGCGTAAGGAGGCGCAAGGGCCACGAGTGGACAGGCTTAATGCTTTAAAGGATTTTGATACTGACCGTAACTTCTGGGACATCAAAGATATTGCAGGTAAGAAGCAGGCTATTATCTACGGGCGAGCTATCTACGCGTATGCAGCCTCTTCAGATAAGGATGGCTACCAGCCACACCTGGACAACGTAGACGTATATGACTTCTTGATTGACCCTGATGCTGGAGGGATTGATATTGAGCGTGGACGGTACATGGGACGGTACGGAGTGATCAAGGACATCAACGACATGAAGAAGGACTCAGCGTACATCCAGACAGTTGTAAAAGAATTGGCTGCTGGTAATGGCAACTCTACTGAATCTAGTCAGGAGCAGAACAATAAGAACAACCGAACATACGCTAACGAGCATAAAACACCTGAGAAGAACATCGGGTCTAAGGACAAGTTTGTATTCTGGGAATGGTATACAACGTACGAGGGTAATCGATACTACCTACTATTGACGGAGAGTGGTGGCAAAGCAATTCGTGTGGAACCTTTGAAGGAACTGTTTGAAAGCGAACTATGGCCATTCTGGACATTCGCAGCAACGCCTGACTTAACAGAGTTCTGGACACCATCACCATGTGATTACGTACGAGAGCTCATCATGGCGCAGTCAGTATCTATCAACCAGATGCTTGATAACGCTGAACGAGTCAACCGACCGATGCGTGTAGTGGACGTTACAGCTGTGAGTAACCTAGCTGAGTTGAAGTATCGGAAGGATGGATACATTAAATCTACTCAAGGTACGGCCGCTAACGCTATTAAGATTCAAGAGACACCCTCTATCGAGACGCCTCTCAAAGTATTCGCAGCGCTCGAAGGAATTAAAGCCTCAGCATCAGGTGTAACAGCCGGAGCAAAAGGTGTAGAAGACACAGACGGACGAGCAACTATCTATGAAGGGAACCAACAGAACGTAGCTGACCGCTTCGGGCTATTCAACAAGTCATACTCATTTGGGTACAAGCGCTTCGCTGTATTGTTTGAGCATGGAGTGCGAGAGCACCTCAGTAAAAAGATTGCTGTAGACATCATCGGTCCAGAAGGGATTGAAGTAAAAGACATTTCACGTCGAGACATCTTTAGGAAGAACGACGAGTTTGCAGTTATGACTGAACAATCAAACGCAGAACTAGTACTGTCAGAAAATCGTAAGCGTTCAGCAGGTGCGTACTACTCAGCTCTTCTAGGACAAGAAGGTAAAGTGAACTTCAAAGTTATCGTTGAACGACTAGGAATGATTGCTGGAGAAGATAAAGAAACTATCCGTCAGCTGCTCGATGTAGACAAATATGGTAACGCTAAGATTATGACTGAGGCAGAGCGAGATATCGAATCTATCCTTGATGGAAAGCGAATCCAGCCGAACCGAATGGCCAACGCAGCGTACAAGCAACGGTTCGTAGATTATCTGTTGGATCACGAGGAAGATATGGATAATGAGCAGGTAGGCACCATGTTACAATACGTGGGAAGTCTTGATCAAGTGATTGTGTCTAATACAGCGCGAGCTGCACAAGACCAAGCACGTCAAGAACAAGAGGCGGCACTAGCAGGCGGGGGAGCACGAAAACCAGCTCAATTACGCCAGCCAGGACCGGCACAACCATTAGCAGATGTAATGCAACAAAATGTCAGATAAACTAAACCTCGATGATTTCGAGATGAAGGAACTAAACGAAGAGAACTTTAAAGACTCAGTAATCGAACGGAAGAATGTCGTTACTGAATTTACACCAGACCTGATTGAGCAACACAAGTCGGACCTATTGAAACTACAGCGTGAGATGACTGCACAAGTTTCTCTATGTAAAGCAACGATTGAGAACATTGAGCGAAACCACCCACACGTAGCTGACATGTCAGACGAGGACATGCACAGTGTATGGATGGCGTTTGAAAACAAGAACGTCGTAAACGAAGCAGAACCAAAACTAGCAGAAGTTGCTGAGCAACTAGCAAAGTACGATGAACTACTCGAAGGGGTATACGAAAAGTTTGGTTTTGTAAAAAGTGAAGAAGCAGTAACTATCGACCCCGATGTCCCTAAAGGATAAGACAATCGAGGATGGGGGAAACGAAGAGGCTGTAATCCTTGCGGAACAGATCGATTCTCTCCAAGATATTAAAGCCTTAGCTGATACCCCAGGGGGCAAGAAGCTGATTGCTCTGCTGCTTGAGGACACCGTATCAGCCGTGTACAAGATTCGCTCAGGCCGAAGCACAAATACATTGGCTGAGTTCCAATCATACGCAGCAGACATCGACACAAGATTAGGTTTAGTTGCATTGCTTAACGCAGCTAGGGCTAATGAAAGTGACCTTCTCGAACAGCTACAGGAAGCACTCTCACAATAGTGAGGTGTGTCGTCTGTCTAAGTATCTCCCCGCCCGCTTAGGCAGACTACACACACCATTATTCTGTGGCGTGGTATAATTAAGATACGTTTGGGAACGGTTAAAAGACCCACTGGACTGACCAGATAAAAAACAGGATTTCTATGACTAACGTCGACAATACTCAAGAGCAAGAGGTAAACACTGCTCCAGAAGAAACTGTAAATGATGAGCAAGTAACTGAAGTTACAGCAGGTGACTTTCAGGAGGAAACACCTACAGAGGACAACGGTTCTGACAACATTCCCAAAGCACGACTAGATAAAGAGATTACTCGTCGAAAAGCCCTCGAAGCTGAGCTTGCGGAATTGAGAGAAGATAAAGATGCGGACACAACCGTAGCTGATACCGAAAAAGATTCTGAGGTTAAACAACTTGCTGCTAAGCTAGCAAAAATTGAAGAGGACGGAAAGCGAGCTGACCAAGATGTCAAGCTGACTGCTGCCCTGAATAAAGCTATTGCGGAAAACCCTGAATATAAGGACATCGCCAATCTTGCTCTAATTAAGCAAATGGCCCTAAGTCCTGCTAATAAGGCAAAGACTTTCCCAGAGCTACTCGACGAGGCGTATGGTAACGCCATCCCTGGTAAGCGCACCACGGAAACCACTGTACCTAGAGGTGGAACCGCAGACACGAAGGTAGACATGCAACGGGCATCGAAAGATACTGAATATCGAAGAGAGGTCTTAGCAGACCCTGATTTGAGAAAGCAGTACAACGATAACCGGCGCTAAGCGGGCGGGGATTATAGACTTAATCCCTAAATATCATGTCATTAACTGACTTCCGTCCTGAGTTCGATAACTCATACCAGGACACATTCCTAAAGACTCTAGTGTCTAAGGAAATTATGAACACGCGTTTTGAACCAACTCTACGATTTGGACAAAGCGTTGAACGAGTAGCATTCGACATCTCAGGTGTTGTTGTGCGAGACGTAACCCGAGGAGCTGATTCAACAATCGACACTATCTCAGATAGTTCAGAACTGTTGAATATCAACCTTGAAAAAGAAGCTGTATTCCGTATCTCTGACGGTGAAGTAACACAAGCTGGACCACTTAACCCAGGAGAAAACATTGGACAAGACGTTGCGCACAAAGTTGCACAAGATCTTGACTTCAAATGTTTCGGTGAAGTACGAAACGCTGCAAACACATTCGACGAGGGTGACTTGACTACTCTTGTATCTACAGGAACTCCAATCACACTATCTGCTACAACTGTACCGAAGATGACGACTCGAATGGCTGCAAAACTACGACGAAAAGAAAACCAAGAAGTATCAATGAACATGGCACTAGTTGTCGATTCATATGCTGCTGCTGACATCGAACAGTACTTGATGGGCAAGGACATCGATATCGCTGGTTCAGTATTCAAGAACGGATACGCAGGTGTTGTACGAAACGCTGTTATGTACATCTCAGAAAACCTAACAGGTGAAGTCACACAAGTTGTTGACGTAGCTACAGCTGACGAAGTTGTAACTATCCTAGGTGTTACTTTCACAGCGAAAGCAACTCCATCAACAGCAGGTGAATTTGACATCGCTGGTTCAGCAGACGCACAAGGAGCTATCATGGCTAACATGATTAACGGTGCAGCAACAGGACAAGACGCAGCAACTGGATACTTTGAAGTATCAGATGCTGACCGAGCTATCCTAACTGAAGCTGGAATCGTAGCTACTTATGTAGATGCAACAGACACACTTACTATCACAGGAGCTGGACGACTAGAGTTCACAACTGATATGTCAGGTGCTGTAGTTGAATGGCTAAACTGTTACTTCGGTAAGAAAGGAGCTATCGACCTTGTAGTTCAGGACCTATCACCAGTTGATATGCGAACTGAATCTCGACAACGAGCAACTGTAGTATTCTCTTCATACCTAGCTGGTATCAAGACTTTCGCAGATGGAGCAAAGAAATTTGTTCAAGTGAAAATCGCTGTCTAACATCGACTTTCCACTCTGACCCTTCTGGGGTTAGGGATGGGTACTCGATAAGTGGTATAATAGTGATATGACAGCAGCAGAAATCATCAAGAAGTTCGAGCTATATCTCGACGACACAACAGAGCTTTCTACCCAGGAAGAGCTTGGCTTGTTAAACAAGGTTTACCGGTTCTGGAATTCAGCCCATACATGGGAAGGAACCAAAACAGAATTCTCTGGGACAACCTCTACATCTGTAGCAACAGTAGCTCTACCAGCTGATTTCCTGTACCTCACAGCTAACAACAACTTCACTGATGCTTCTGAAGAAGCTGGTCGTCCAGTTGTTTTCCGTGGAACAGACTACGCACCAATTAAAGTTGTATCGTGGTCAGACCGACGACAGTATCGAAACAACAACAACTACGCGTACATTGACTACGCTAACTCAACCCTAGCGTTTACAGCTACTCCTACTAAGGTAGAAGCAATCGAATACGATTATCACGCACAGAAAGCAGATCTAACCCTGACAGACACCCCGTGGTTCCCAGCTGAGTACCATGACGGTCTATTTCACTTTATGGCCGCAGATGATTTCATGATCCAGCAGGCCCCAAAGATGAAAAGCTATGCTGCCGAGAATACTAACGCAGCCCTAGACATCCTTAACAACGCTAAATTGTGGAATAGCCAATTGGTGCAAATTTAATTATGGCTAAAGACCGCCGAGACATCCCAGCCTTCATTTCTGGCACACACAACCTGCTCAGCGATGAACTAATCCCAAACGATGCTGCATCGGAGTCTTTGGGGTGGTTGACTAAGGACGCGCGCATCGAGCTTATGTATGGTCGCCAAGCGCAAGGCGCAGAGGGCCTCACAGGTCGTGTACTCGCAGAGCACACAGGTTTCAAGACAGATGGTACTCCAGTTCGATTCCGTAAGGTGTGGGACGGTACAGAGGGCAAGGTACAGTATTTCAACGGCACAACCTGGGCAGATACCATTACCGGACTCCCTAATGCAGAGGTGACATTCAGTAACTACGCATCCCTAGCTGGGAACGCAGTGTTTATTGGTGGTCCAGAAGACGGTTTATTCAAAATAGTAACAACTAATCCAGATAGCTACACAGATGTTTATGATAGTACAAAAAATTTTAAAGGATATTTCTTCATTGATAAAGGACGTAGCATCATGTGGAACACGAAAGATGATGCAACTGGGCTCTATGGTTCATATATCGACGCACAAGATAGTGACGTATATACGACCATCGCTGATGAAGCTATCGGGTCGCTTGGCTCCACTGCTTACCCTGGAACACTGGCGTTCAAAGCTGGTGGTGCAAAAAGAACGTGCTTTGGCGCGGTATTCACTGATGGTACACAATCCATCACTATTGATTTTACTGGTAGTGCTACTAGCGCTTCTGATGGATCTGGTACAGTCAACTTTACTTCTGGGGTATACGCAGTAACCTTTGATGCAACAACTACTGGTGCAGTAACATGTACCTACCAATGGGAGGACAGTACAGCACTAGGCGTAATGGACTTCAGTAAGTCTGCTACACGAGCAGCTGGAGAAGGGTTTGTTGTACGACAGGATAAGGGAGGTGACGGTATTAAGGTGGTTATCCCACATGACGGGTCTTACTTCTCTTTCAAGGAGAATTCTGTGTACCAGTTCACCTTAGACATCCTCGATGTGAACCCTACTAACTTACTTATCCGATCTGACATCGGTGTGAACACCCTACGGTCAGCAGTCGCTACAAGTACGGGTATCATGTTTATGAACACAGGGAATCCTAGTAAGCCGACAGTAAACATCCTACAGCGTAACCCAGTAGGAGATGACTTCTTGACGACTCCACAGTTCCCTCACTTCAAGTTTGAGAACTACACGTTCACTGACATTGCTATGGAGGCATGGGATAAGTTCATCGTTATTGCTTGTGCAGACGAGGACGGAGAGAACAACCGACTATTGATGGGTGATATGGTAGAGAAGACAGTCGATGTCGCACCATACGGCATCCGTTGCTTCGCTAAAGACGAAGGTATCCTATATGGAGGTGATCCTTTATCACAAACGACATACGAGCTCTTCAGTGGATTTGATGATATGAACACAAGGGTAACTAATTACTGGGAATCAAAGGCTGATCGATATTCAGAAGCCGCTTTAAAGAAAACAAAGAGACTCCGATTCCGAGGGCTAATCGACCCAGCTCAGTCTATTACAGTGAAAGTAGCTGTAGATGGTGGTGAATATCAGCTTGTAGGAACTATTCTAGGATCAGGTGACTACGTGAGCTACAACTCTACCTATGCTATCGGTACAACGTTCGTAGGGCAAGACACTATTGGAGGAGGTGATGAAACAACTGTCTATCCGTTCTTGATGGAGATTAAGATGCGACTACCTAAGTTCCGAACACGACAGGTAAGGTTAGAAGCACTTGGCTACGGGTACTGTGCTATCCAGCAATTGACTGACCAAGACATCTGGACGTACGAGGATAAACTGCCAAAGAAATTCAGACTGAAACAGAACGTATCTCTCGATGGAGCCACAACCGACGAGAACTCCCCAGCTTATTAAACGTGGTATAATTATATGAAACAGGCGGGGGTTTGTTTAAAAACTATATGAATAAAATCCCTCTAGCTTACGCTGACGTCGAATTACAATTAGCTGCCGCTATCTCTATCGGCGACACATCAATCACATTGTCATCAGCAAATGACGACGATGGTAACGCACTGCCAGCTGGTAAGTACTGCTTTACTGTTGATAACGGGTCAAGCAACAAAGAGTATCTCCTGGGACAGCTTAATGGTACAGATCTTACATCAGTTGTTTCTGTATCTCGCCAAGGTGTTGAGTCAAGTGGTGCTGCCCGAGCACACCGTGTGGGTGCTCCAGCGATCCTATCAGACTTCGCCGCTATTCAACGAGTAGCAGATATTCTTCGTGGACAGGAAACAGCAGATGGAGACAATCCAATTTCATACGACGCAGAGCCGACTCTGACAGACCGAAAGGAACTAGCAACAGTTGCATATGTTTTAGATAACATTACAGGAGGTACTGTAGCTTTTGACAGTCAAGTTGTTACTGGAGTAAATGCAGGAGAGACAGTGGCAGCAGGTGAGTTAGTATATTTCAAAACCTCAGACCAAGAATTCTATCTAGCAGACGCAAGTGTCGCAGTAGAAGTAAACAACGTACAAATGGGATTGGCTTTAGGCGCTGGTACCGATGGAGCTGCTATTACAGGAGGTGTACAAATCTCAGGGTCGTACACAACAACAGGTCTTACTGCGGGTGCAACCTACTACGCAACAGACGTGGCAGGAGTCTTTGGAACGTCAGCAGGTACTACTAACCGAGTGATAGGAGTAGCACTAAGCACAACAGAACTACTACTAGTACCAGTAAACCCAGAGACACCAACGAGTGATGAAAAAGCAGCGATGGCTGGTTTTTTATCAGCCCCGTCAGCATCTAATAAGTTTTTGACACAAAACGACAACACAGATATTGTGACATTTACAGCAGATGGAACATGGACTAAAGATACTGGACTAGTACGCACCCGGGTGCAAGTCTGGGGGTCTGGGGGTTCAGGAGCTGGTCATTACGAATCAAGTTCTACAGGTTACGCTGGTGGAGGTGGAGGTGGAGAATATAAAGAGATTTGGTTTGAAGCAGCTGACTTAGGAGCAACTGAAACAGTAACAATTGGAGTAGGAGGAGCTTCAGTTAAGAGGGCAGTAGCAGGTTTTGTTGATGGAAATACTGGAACAGCAACAACCTTTGGTTCTCTAATTTCAGCAGCAGCAGGAACTGCCGGCACAGCAGCTGACGCAGCTACTGAGGGTGGTGATGGTGGCGGGAGTAGTAAGATTAGTGGTGTGGGAGTAGTAACTGCTTATACAGTCAGTACTCACGACGGTGTAATCTGGGGAGGAGGAGCTGGAGGAACTTCTAAGGGAGGAGGAAGTAGTGCTGACCTATCTGGAGGGAACGCAGCTTATGGAGGAGCAGGAGGCGGAGGAGTACGAGGAGGTGACTCATCAGGCGCAGGAGGAACTTCTATAGGAGGAGGAAATGGTGGCGCAGCTGGAAGTACAGGTGGCTCAAACGGGACAGTTGGTGTTCAGCCTGGTGGCGGCGGAGGTGGAGCAGTCGGTGGTAATGAAGCAAATGGAAACTCCGGAGCTGGTGCCGACGGCCAGGTTATAGTAACCGAATACTACTCATAATATGCCTATCAACCTAACAGACGCAGAGCGAAACGCACCAGCAGGAATGTCAACAATTGACGGGGGTGTTGCTACTGGGCGAAACCCAATCTTAGACAACGTACCAGCACCTGTTGCAGCACCCGCACCAGCACCAGCACAATCATCTCCAGCTCAATCAGTAGTAACTGGTGAGCCTGTTGCTGAACCAGCGCCAACTAATATGGAGACGCTGCAAGGCATCAAGACAGAAGCTCTACGTATCCAAGATATCTTAAATCAACGACAAGCTGACGAAGCTGGTAGTGGTTTCAACGCACCTGGTGTGGAAGAAGGGACAACAACAGATCCATTTGATGTAGAAGCAGAACAGCGCCGATCGCAACGTGCACAGCTTAAATTGCACCAAGCAGAGATTGACGCAACTAACCAAGTATACGACCAACTTTTAAATGAAGCGCGAGTCCAAGGTCAAGGTCGGATTGGTTCAACACGAGCTATAGGAGCAAGAGGAGGTCTTCTAGGAAGTGACTTTGCAGGAGCACAGAAGGCTGGACAACAAGCAGCGAACAAGCAAGAACGTGATGGTATTCAGGCTGAACGACAAGCAAAGATCGGTAACATCATGGGTAAGGTTCGTTCATCAGCACTAGCTGACGTAGAGCAACGACGGCTCGCATACAGCACTAACGCTGAGGCTGTATTAGCAGACATCAAGGGACAGAAGGAACGACGACAGAACAACATCAACGCCTTTGCAGAATCGCTACTAGCACAAGGTATCGACATCGAAGACCTATCACCAGAGGAACTTAACGCCTTTGCAACTGAGTCAGGCATCACAGAAGACGAACTACGCAATGGATATGCTGTTTATAAGGCACAGGCAGACGCACAAGGTGCAGCAGCTGGACTAGAGACACGCAAGACAGAAGCAGAGATTAGGAAGATTGAGGCTGATATAGAGTCAGGTAAAGTTATTAAACTGTCAGAAGGCAACATGCTGTATGACACAACTACAGGTGAAACTTTCAAGAACCCTAAGACATTTGCTCCAAAGGGAGGTGGAACAGGTGGATCAACCTTCTCATCGACTGATGAACAGACTCTACTAGGAGGAGGGTGGTCTGAAGGAGATATGGCCTCAATCGATGCGGATGTTCGCGCAAACGGTCTACCGGCAGTTATTGAAAATGCTAAAGCTACTGGAGCAACGGATCAGCAAATACGAGCATTAGAAAAAACATACGGTGCTGAAGAAGGACCAGGAGAGCAATTCTTGTCTCAAGATTATTTTAGTAAGTTGTTTACAACAAGTCAACTAGAAGAAGCCGCAGCAGAAGCTGGTTTTGGGGATATGGGAGAAGGAGTGTTTAATCTTAAAGATGTTAATACAGGAGAGTATCTTAAATACCTTGATGGTGTGATTAACTCTTATCGGGAAGCAGGTTTCTCTGACCAAGAGATTCTAAAACAAATGCAATAATATGGCGTATCAACCAATCTCACAAACCAAGAAAGGTGGTGGGTATACGCCAATTGGACAAAACAAGAATACTTTTCCTAAAAGTTACCAGGATTTATTCCCTACTAAACAAAAGGTTCAGCTGGCGACAGCCTCGTTAGGCACTCGACCGCAGCCCAAACAAACGGTATCTCAACAGCGATCTATCCTTAATGAAGGTTCAATAATCAGCCAGGGAGCACCAGAGAAAACTAACTTTTTTAGGAAAGCTATTCGTGCTATCCCAGGAGATTCTAAGTTT